GCTATAGCCCAGAGGTTCACCGACTGCCGCGCCAGGGCATCGAGATCATGGCCCACTGGCCGAAGGGTCACGTCGTAGATCCTCACGACCGTCGTCCCTGTGCGATGGGATGGTTCGCCGTCACGCCGGACAGGGACATTATATTTTTTGAGGAATGGCCGAAGACGCCGTTCCATGATTACAAGAGCAGTCCGATCAGATCGATAGATGCGTATGCTAAATTAATACGTGAGATAGAGAGTGGATTCCCAGGAGGGTCTGAGAGTGTCAAGTATAGGATCATGGACCCTAACTTCGGACGATCTGGAAAACTGGGGATGGTTAATGAATCTATTGTCACCGCATTCGCAAAGCACAGACTGTTCTTTACAACACATATTAAGGATAGCGTCAAGGAAGGACACCTGTCAGTCTCACGACGACTTGACTACGACAGAGAAGAAGATATTAGCTTCGTAAATAAGCCCAAGTTGTATTTTACAGATGATCTGTTTAACTTCAACTATGGAATGTCACACTATATATGGGAAGAGAGGCGCAAGGAAGGCGTTGCGCTGAGCGAGAAACCGTCGGAAGAGTTCAAGGACTTCCCTGATATAGTGAGATACACCTGTGTTTATAATCCTCCGTATATAGACCTCAGAGAGCTTGAGTCAGCGTCTAAGAGCAGAGAGGGTCGACGTATGCTTTCTATGGCTAACAGTGGGCTTGGATAATGTCTAGAATAGACCCGATAGTATCTAACCACATAGATCACCTGAGGTATTTTCATTCTCACTCTGGAGTTAATTTAATACCAGACGGCAATGACCCCCCGGCTCGTATGACAGATACCCAGTATACTGCACCGACGTCACCGTGTCATCGTTGCGGAGTGCAGACTTACTGGGATCCAGATATAGGACGGCTAATACACTGCGATAGCGGAGATTTTAACTGCCCGCCCGGCCGTATAACTAGGACAAACAGTGCCTGAAATCTATAATAACAGTCCTATAGTAGAAGAAGGGCAGTATCTCGCGCCCAGGGGCAAGAGGCTGCGAGAATATGTTAATAAGCTGTCCACTGATGCTAGACAGGATGATTCCGACAGGCAGACGTGGCTGAGAAAGCAGCAGTATTTCGAGCGACGCCGACTGGGCCTAGAATATCGTAATCCCGACTTTCCGTGGCCAGGAAGCTCAGACATCGTTATGCCTCTTATAGACATGATGTCTGATAAAATTAAGCCTGCGTTCACTAACCTCGTATTCGGAAATCAGCGCACGGTATCTCTTATACCTCAGACTCCTGAGTCCATACCGACCGCTCGCAAGGCCGAGAAGTTCTTAAACTGGTTTATACAGTATAGGTGTGAGAATCTCTACGAGCAGATCGACCTCGGAGTTGACAGGCTTGTTAATAACGGACACACCGTATTTAACGTATTCTGGGAGCACAGAACAAAGGATCGTCACATAACTATAAACAGGCGCAGTATGCCAGACCGGTATAAGAGGTTTACTGTTACTGCCGCCAGCAAGCAGGATGCGGACGCGATAGCGGCACTAACAAACGGCGAGCGCGTTCCCATGACGGTTGAGGAGTTCGACGCGAACGTCGGTGCTGTGCGAAGACTCATCTCAATGGATTATGGATTATCATTTACAGATCCAGTTGAGAAGGTTTCAATAGACAAGATAGTAAGTTTTTTGAGAAACCCGAAGGAAGCGGGGCAGCGTATTGTCATAAAGAAGCGAGAGGTAGAGTATTCCTGGCCCAAGGTTGTCTCTGTAGATCCTTCAGATTTATTTGTCCCGAAGGGCACAACAGAGATACAGATGGCGCCTCGCGTAACAGAACGTATGTGGTATTTTGAGGAAGACCTCGTACGCAGAGTTCGCGATAATGATTGGGACCAGAGGGCCGCAGAGAAGATATTAAACAGTAAGGGGCCGTCAGGGCATAATATAGGAATGTCTGAGATATATCAGAGTGCGTCGGAGCCTCTTGATATTATAAACTTTAGAGAGAATATGTACGAGGTTTGGCGTACATATTCTTGGTGGGATATAGATGGCGACGGAAATGACGAGCTGTGTGAGTTTTACTACAGCCCTAATAGCAAGGACACCGTCCTGTCTGCGTCAGAAGTCGCGATGATTCCATATGTTAAGATAGACTTCGAGCACAGATCGCAGGATTATTACTCTTCTCGCGGCATAGGTGAGAAGCTTGATGACCTGGATGTTGAGGTCACTGCTCAGCATAGAGCCAAGCTGAATCGTATGATGATCGCGAACAGCCCTACGTTTATGTATAGGGCTGGGTCTGATCTTCAGCCGAACCAGTTACAGTGGATACCCGGACAGTTTCTTCCGATACTTGAGCAGGGGGACATATCTCCGCTACAGGTTCCGAATTTGGATATGTCTTTTGACAAGGAAGAGCAGATACTAAGAACGTGGGCTGAGCAGTATATTGGAGGAACGGACTTCGGACTGACTAGCGATTCGAGCCTGACAGAGAGTCGTACTGCTCAGGAAATTCGCGCTATCGAAGCGAATAGGGAGCAGGTGCTATCTACGCGGGCTAGGTCGTTCCAGAAGGGCATGAGCCGTATATGGAATATTGTATGGGACCTTCTGATGACATATCAGAAGGAAGAGGCATATGTTATTGTTACCGGCTCTCGCATGCTGAAGCTGTCTCCGTCTGAGATAATGGGAGACTATAATATTGTTCCAGTCGGTTCAGTCGGAATATTCGATCCTGTTTTCAGGGCTCAGAAGGCTATGGTTCGACTCAGGACCATCATGGAGGCTGCGCAGTTTGTTGAGGGTGATCCAAAGTTTGAGATTAGTATTGGAGAGGCATTAGCCGCGTATCTTGAAGAGGACGATGCCATACAGGCCGAGGCTATTATACGTCGTCGTTCTCCCGAAGAGGTTCAGGCTATAGTCGAAGAGCAGAATCGCAGGGAGCAGATACGACAGCAGGTTGAGGACAACGTACCCACAGATATAAACGAGCTTAAGGAAGTAACTGATAATATGATTAAGCGCGCGCCTCATGGCAGGGCACAGAGGATAAAGTAATGCGACTTAACATATTGAAATATTTCAAGACCACCAACCCCAGAGAGGATAATATACACAGGCGTGAGGTATTAGTAAAGTCTATAGAGAAGTTCCATGAGTTTGATCCAGACGGCTATAACGCTTTAATGGATATATGGGATGCAGAGGTTCGTGGCCTGTTTAATATATTCTCAGATCCCAATAAAACAGAGGAAGAGGCATCAATAGCAAGGCGCTCAGCTCTTTCTATATATAAGATGATAAGTCTATTGGATCATCAGATAGCGCTTCATAATAGAGCTAAGTGGGTAGAGTCACAAATAGAGAACGCAAAGAAGGACCGCGTTGATAGAGAGTTCGCAATTAAAAGCTATGGATCAAAGAAATGAGTGAAAGCACTTCTCCGTTTGCAAATAGAGACCCTATAGATGAGTTTGAGGCTAGGTCTCCAGACATCATCCGAGTGACGCCTGAAATAAAGAGCGAGGCGGATGATAAGCCAGATGACGCAATGTCAGAGGTTAAGTTTTCTGCACAGCGGGCGCTTGCAGAATCCATGTCTAAGAATAATCAGATATCTCAGCTTCAGCAGGAGCTTAGTGAGCTTAGAGATTCAGTTTCAAAATCTGGAAAGCCAAAGTCTACTCAGGATGAGTGGAGTTCTCAGTCAATTGATTCTCTTCAGCGAATCATAGCAAATGAGTTTGCTAGAGAGGGCACGACTGTTGACGAGAATGGAGAAGAGGTTCGTCAGGCGCCCAATCCCAATGTCATAGCAAAGGCTATGAGAGAGATGGCCGACAGAATAGCTGAAGAGCGCATAGCCTCCTCTAACGAAAAGAATAGCGCTACAAGCGCAATTGAACGACAGCGTGGAAAGATACGAGCTGATCTTCTTGATGAATTCGGTGAAGATGTAAAGGATGAGACATCTGCGCTGAGGCAAGAGGCGGAAAAAGCTTACCGCGCACTGAT